TACTCCAAAGCTTACACAGATAGCTGACAATCTACATGCTAACTACTTTTCAGCGTTGTTTCCTCAGAAGCGTTGGTTTAGGTTTGAAGCTAACGATGCAGACTCAGATGTAAAGAGCAAGCGTGATGTTATCCAAGCCTACATGGAAAACAAAATACGTCAGTCCGACTTTGTAGAAACAACAAGCAAACTTATTAACGACTACATTCAGTACGGTAACTGTTTTGCTACAGTAGAGTTTGCTAGAGACTACACTGAGTACGAGGATGGTGAACGTGCAGTAAACTACGTAGGTCCAAAACTTGTACGTATCAGCCCCTTTGATATTTGTTTCAATCCACTAGCAGCAAGCTTTGGTGAAAGCCCTAAGATTGTCAGAACCATGATGAGCATGGGTGAGCTATCAAGAAAGATTGAAGAGACTGTAGAAAACGATTACCTTAAACAAATATTTGAAAGAATGGTAACTAACAGATCTACAGTAGCAGGGTATGGCACTAGTGAAGTTGACATGGATAAATCAAACGCATTTATTGCTGATGGGTTTACCAGTATACATGAGTATTACGAGTCAAACTTTGTAGAACTTATGACATTTTATGGTGACATCTATGATACTCAATCAGATGTCTTTTACAAAAACAGATCAATAACTATTGTAGACAGAGCCTACGTAATCTACAATGAACAGAACCCTAGCTGGTTAGGTAAGTCACCAATATATCACGCAGGTTGGAGAGACCGTCCAGACAATTTATACGCAATGGGGCCACTTGACAATCTTGTTGGTATGCAGTATAGAATAGATCACTTAGAAAACCTCAAGGCTGACGTGTTTGATCAGATAGCTTACCCTATCATCAAGATCAGAGGTGACGTAGAAGACTTTGACTTCGAGCCAGCAGCACGTATATACATGGGTGAAGAGGGTGACGTAGGATACTTAGCTCCTGACTCTACAGCACTAAACGCTGACTTTCAGATAGCTAACTTAGAAGCCAAGATGGAGATGATGGCTGGTGCTCCACGTGAGGCTATGGGTATCCGTAGTGCAGGTGAGAAGACAGCTTTTGAAGTACAGCAGTTGATGACTGCAGCAGGACGTATCTTCCAACACAAGACTGCACACTTTGAAAGAGTATTCCTAGAGCCTATTCTAAACGGAATGATTGAAGCTGCTAGACGTAACATGGACTACGCAGATACAATTAGAGTTCTTAACGAAGACTCAGGTGTTTTCTTTTTCGAAGAGATTACAAAAGAAGACATCATGGCTAACGGCAAGATTGTACCTATGGGTGCTAGACATTTTGCTGAGAGAGCACAGAGAGTACAGAACCTGACACAACTCTATCAGATCAAGCTTGCTGATCCTACTGTTGCTATACACTTGTCAGGTAAAGAGTTTGCTAGAATCCTAGCAGATGAGCTAGGTGAACCAGCACTATTTGGTGATAACATAACAGTTTCTGAACAATTAGAAACTCAACGTATGACCAATGAGGCTGAAGTACAATTTGAAGAAGAGCAACAAGTAGCTATAGAGAAAGGGCTATAATATGTATGGAAGTAGCAAAAAGAAACCAATGCCAAAGAAACCAAAGCCTAAAAAGAAATAAATGAAAGCCGCTTGGTTTAAGAAATGTAAGACGCAAGAAGACAAGGACAAGATCAAACAAAAGATCATGTCTAACTCAGAAAGTCTTCTGCTTCTCGAAGAAATTCTTGAGTCTATGCTTGAGGATAGACCAACTACGATGGACTACGACAGTCCTTCTTGGTCACACAAAATGGCTGATCGTATCGGCTACAACAGAGCACTAACCCAAGTGCTCGATCTTATTAACCTAGATAAGGAATAGAACTATGGTATTTACTGATAATACTGCAACCACACAGGAAGATCAGAACAACGAAAATCAAGGACAAGAAACCCCTCAACAGGAATCTTTTCTTGATAAACTCGTTCAGGCAAAGGGAGAGAACTGGAAAGATCCTGAAGTGTTAGCCAAAGGTAAATTAGAAGCCGATGGTTACATTAAAAATCTTGAAGACCAACTCAGTCAAATGAGGGAAGACTTGAAGAAACAGGAATACAAAAACGAAGTTCTTGATCAACTTCAGACCAAGGCCGCTGAATCTACTGCAGCGACTAATGAAGTGCCTAATAATAACAGTAGCACTAAAGACCAGAATACCACTGCAAACTTTAGTGAGGAAGACCTGAAGAGCCTTGTTGAAAAGACACTAGGTCAGCGAGAACTAGAAGCCAAAGTCAAAGGTAATCTAGAACTTGTTGATAAAGAACTAGAGGGAAGCTTTGGCACTGAAGCCAAGGCTCAAATCGAAAAGAAAGCTCAGGAGCTTGGTATGTCAATAGATCGTTTACGTGATATTGCTGCTGAGTCACCTAATGCCTTCTTCGCTCTTATAGGTGAGAACAAACGTCCTGTCAGCCCTATGGTTGCTGGGTCAGTTCGAACTGAAGGTGTCAACATGCAATCCTCTACGGAGCGAGATTTTAATTACTATCAGAAACTACGTAGAGAAAATCGTAACTTGTACTATTCAGCTAAGACGCAGCAACAAATGTTTGAGGATAAAGCTCGGCTTGGCGATAAGTTTGGTGCATAATTAAAGGAACTTAGACATGGCAATGACCACATCTAATACCTCGTTCCTGCAACGTGCTCAGGTCTATTCATCAGAATTAAAGGACATTCTGCGTGAAGAGATGATGGCACAACGATATGTGCGTATGCTTGATGGTTTTCCTGATGGAAACACTTTCAACATCCCATCTATCGGTCAGGCACAGGTAGACAACTACACTGAGGACAGTGCCGTTACTTACCGTCCATTAGACACAGGTAACTTCACATTCACAGTGGATAAGTATCTTTCATCAGCTACTTATATGACTAAAAAAGCAGAGCAAGACACATTCTATTCTTCAGAATTAATGTCACGCTTTGTACCTGAACAAGAACGTGCAATCATGGAACATTTCGAGACAACAACTCTCGCTGCTCCTGAATCTGGCGTATCAGCTAACTCTAACGAAACACTTAACAGCATCTCAATGCGTGTTGGGTCAACAGGTACAGGTGAAGTTATCACCTTAAAAGAGTTTGCTTATGCACGTTACGCTCTGAAGAAACAGAACGTTCCAGACAGCAACTTGGTAGCCATCGTTGATCCGTCTGTTGAGTACACACTTAACACACTGAGCAACATCGTAAACGTGTCAAACAACCCACGTTTCGAAGGACTAGTTCGTGACGGTATAGCAACTGGTATGCGTTTCGTAGCAAACGTATATGGGTTCGACGTATACTGCTCAAACTTCCTACCAGACGCAACCGACAGCGCACTTGCAGACCTTGCAGGAACAAACCAAGACTACTCATCTACCAATGGTAAAGTCAACTTGTTCTTCTCAGCAGATCAGTCTGTAAACCCATTCGTGGGTGCGTTCCGTCAACAACCTCAAGTGGACTACGACTACAACAAAGACTTCCAACGTCATGAGTTTGTAACAACTGCTCGTTACGGTGTCAAGTTGTATCGTCCTGAAAACATGGTTCGTGTTATCACGAAACCAACAGTAGCGTAAGGAGGTAGACTAATGAGTTATGTAAACGCAGACGGTCTAGAGATTCTTACCGCAGGTGAACAGGGAACTGCTGCAAAGCGTGGTACTTCTCTTTCAAGTCAAAAGAAAGCATTAGTGATGACAATCACAGGAACAGAAGTTCCTTCATCTGTGGATACACCACAAGATCATGATGCTTTCATCCCAGCAGGTTCGTACATCACTGGTGCTCACCTTATTGTCACAACAGCTTTCACCTCAGGTGGTTCAGCTACATTGACAGTAGGTACTTACCAGCAAGATGGTACTGTCGTAGATGCTGATGGCATTGACGCAACTGTTGCTTTGGCTGCTCTTGCAGCTAACAAAGCAGTAGCTTGTGACGGTGCAGCAGTAGGCGGTACAGCGACTGTTGGAGCTAACGATGTTTATGTCGAAGCTATCTATGGCACAGCAGCATTTACTGCTGGTGAAGCCAAGTTGGTTATCGAATACATCGAGCCTTAATGACACTGGGGTGTTCCTTCGGGAGCACCCTACCTCATACCCTAGGAGATTTTAATGGCTAACGTAAACCACTCTACTCTTTCTGATCCTTACTTACACGAACCTAAAGGCGTTGCTTCAGCAAGTAGTGGTGACGTTTACCTAGCTAACGGTTCTGGATCAGGTACTTGGACATCTAGACAAGCAATATTAACAGTTCAGTTTCCAGACATTTCTACTGCAAGTAATCTATATGTACCCATACCATATGCAGGAACTATAACTAAAATACAAAGTGCTTTAACAGCAGCTATAGCTGGTGGAGATGCTGTATTTACTATAACTAACTCAGCAGGTAATTCTATGGGAACCCTTACTATAACTCAGTCAGGTTCTGCTGCAGGTGATGTAGATACTCTAACACCCTCATCAAACAATACAGTAACAGCAGGAAGTTTTATAAAGATAGCATGTGATGGTGGGCCAAGTTCACACATTGAAGCTTGCATAGTTATCTGCGTGGATGGATCATAATGAAAAGCACTCTCTTACAAGTAGTACAGTCTATTCTGTCTGACATGGACTCAGAGGATGTCAACAGCATATCTGACACAGTAGAAGCTCAACAGGTAGCCTCAGTAGTAGAAGACACTTACTTCAACATAATCGCAGCAAGAGATATACCTGAACACAACAAACTTATACCTTTAATTTCTTTAGCAGATAATACAAAACCTACACACTTCACGTATCCTGCAAGAACAAAACAGTTGATACGTATTGACTACAACATAGGTACTGCAGCTAGTCCAGACTACAGAGAAATAGTCTACGTAGAACCTTTAGTGTTTATGGACAGGATGGATGAGACAGCTAAGAAAGTTACAACAGTAGATCAATCAGTAGAGTTGTTTGTAGGTAATGACAAAGACCCATCTTATTATACTTCTTTTAACGACAACCATATTATTATGGATGCCTACGATGCTTCAGTAGAAGCTAATTTAGCAGCTAACAAAACAAGAGCTTTCTGTTCTATCTATCCAACCTTCAGTCAAACAGACAGCTTTGCTATAGACTTAGACCAGACACTAATGCCTTTACTTTTAGCTGAAGCTAAGTCAGCTTGTATGAGCCTTTTTAAAGGTGGGTCTGATCCTAAGATTGAACAGGCTGCACGTAGATTAAAGTCCTACGTACAGAACGATCAGTACAAGACTAGACAAGCTTCAAGAAACCAGTACGGAAGAACTTAATGATAGATATAGAAACTGATACAGTAAACCAACGCTGTGTCATAAGATCTGACAAGATGCTGTCAGAGATTTATGTGCATAAAGAAGAAAGTGGATACAGTTTTTTTAGAGTTAAGTTTGAAAAGGGTTCTGTGCCTAGTGAGTTATCAGGCAGGTACTCTAGCTTAGACAAAGGCAAAGAAGCTGTAGAACATTACTTGAGAAACAAAGTAAAGACTAAAACTGTTCAGCGTAACGAATACGCAGACCAACGTGAGAAAGAACGTAATGGCTCAAAGTCTAAGTCAGAAAGCAACTAACAACTTTGTAAAAGGTCTTATCACAGAGGCTGCTGAACTTACATTTCCTGAAGGTGCTTCCGTTGATGAACTAAACTGTGACCTACGTAGAGATGGTACTAGACGTAGACGGTTAGGTGTAGAGTACGAGACAGGTAATGTATTTTCTACATATACCCTTGGTGACGCAGAACAAACTGCTACAGGATCTTGGGTAAATGTTGGCGGTAACGCTGACCTAGAGTTCCTAGTATTCCAGAAGGGTGCTAGGCTTTATTTTTATAACAAAGGTGAACTACCTTACTCAGACCAAGTAGAGTCTAACTCAGTAAACCTAGCGTCATACGAACAGTCAGGCTCTAACGGTGCAGATACAGCTAAGTGTCAGTTTACGTCTATCAAAGGTAACTTGGTTGTTTCATCTTCTGAGATAAACACTATAGCTATTCAGTATAGCTCAGGTACATTTACAGTTACTCAAATTAGTTTTGATGTAAGAGACTTTGAGTTTCAAGGAGACACAAGCACATACTTTGATAACGACTCATCGCCTTCTCAAGACAGAAAGTATGACGCACAAAACGCTGGTTGGAACACAGGTAATGGTGCTCCTACAGATTTAACTAAAAGACTTACTCATCCTTGGTACGCAGGTAAAGACAGTAGTGGTGCTTACGATTCTGCAGAATGGGAAAAGATTTATGGTGGTACAACACTAACAGCAAATGGTCACTACATACTAGACTTCTTTACTAAAAACAGAGGGTCTGCTTCAGGTCTAACAGGCTTGACCAAAATGACAGACACAGAGAGTTCTAGATTTAGATGTGCTGAGTCATTCTCTGGTAGAGTTTTCTATGCAGGTATTGACAGTTCTGAAAATGCTGGTACAATACTATTCTCTAAACTTGTTGAAACAGTAGATGACCTAGGTATCTGTCACCAACAGAATGACCCAACATCAGAATACATCTCTGACTTATTAGATACAGACGGTGGTGTTATAAGAATACCTGACGCTGTTAAAATACAAAGACTGTATGCTTACCAAAACTCCCTTTTCGTATTTGCTGAAAATGGTGTATGGCAGATTGCTGGTGTTGATGGTGTATTTAGAGCTAATAGTTTTTCTGTAAACAGAGTTACTAGAGTTGGTATCTTACAGCCTCAAACATTCGTAGAAGCTGAGGGTGTTCCTTTCTGGTGGTCAAGGTTTGGTATACACACACTAACTACAGACCCTGTGTCAGGTCAAGGTCAAGAACAAAACTTGACAATACCTACAGTACAAACTTTTTGGGATGCTATAGACGCAGATGCTAAACTAAAAGTAACTGCAGTTTATGATGCTATTAACAAAAGAATATATTGGGGCTATCCTGACAAAGATGAAACAGTAGCTTCTAAACTTAATAACTTTTTAATTCTTGACGTACCACTACAAGCTTTCTTTCCTTGGAAAATATCAGACCAAACATCTAATACAGACTGTGTAGTTGGTCTAGCTTTTTACTCAGGTTATGGTGCTAGTGAAGTTGCATTAGACGTTACGTCAAACAATGGTGTAGATGATGTTGTTACATCAGCAGGTGACGATGTTGTGTCAACTCAGGTATCCAACACAACTACAGGAGACCCTGCTATTATCCTTATCTGTAGAGAAGGTTCGGACAATACAGTAACCTTTGGTGCATTTACAGCTATTAACTTTTTAGACTGGGGTGATACAAACTATTCATCATTCGCTGAAACAGGATATGACTTTGTAGGTGATTTAATAACTAAAAAGAACGCACCTTACATTGTTACATATTGTAGGTTGACAGAGACAGGATTTACTGGTAATGAGACTGCAGGTTATGAAGCTATTAGACCCTCAGGTTTAAAAGTATCTGCTGCTTGGGATTTTGCTGAGAACTTTGGTACATCACAACAGGTGTATAGATTAAAGTTTCCTGTGTTTCCTGACAACAGTGATTTAACAGACTTTGATTATCCAGAGGATGTCATAACTTCAAGAGTTAAAATACGTGGACACGGACGATCCATGAGAATTAAATACGAAAGTGAACAGGGTAAAGACTTCTTGCTCCTAGGTTGGGGCATGGTACAAGGAAGGAACCCTAGATACTAATGTTAATACGTGATTTGCGTCAAGAAGACTTGTATGACGTTTTATACTTTTGTAAAAAGTTCTACAAAAAAGCTGGCTTTGAAGACTTAGGAAAACTTAACCAAGAAAAGACTCTACAATACATAACAAGTTTACTAGAAAACCAAATGGCACTGTGTAAAGTTGTAGTAGATGATGACGAGATAGAAGGGTTTGCAGCTTTTGCTCTTACAGAAAGTCCTTTTAGTGACGAGATAATAGGATACGAGCTTTTCTTTTGGTTAAACAACAAGAACGCTTTTACAGCTAAAAAACTCATAAAAGAATATGAGGATTGGTGTAAAGAAAAAGGTTGTGTAGCTATCCGTTTTGGTAGTATAGCTGCATTAGAAGATGATAAGTTTTTAAATTTTTTAACTAAGCAAGGTTTTACTAAAAGGGAAACCTTCTTTACGAAAGGAATATAGTATGGCTTTTGTTCCTGCTTTAGGTGCTGCAATATTAGGTGGTGTGGGTGCTACTACTTTAGCTGGTTCTGCAGTAGCCACTACGTTAGTAGGTGGTGCTGTAGTTGCTGGTGCTACTGCTGGGGTTGTAGGTACAGTTAAATCTGTTAAGTCTGCTAAAGCTGCATCTGCTACTGCTGTACAAATTGCTAAAGCTCAAGTACAACAACAACAGGTAGCTGCTACAAGACAGCGAAGACAAGCTGTAAGAAGTTTTATTAGAAGACGATCACAGCTTAGAGCCGCTGCTGCTGCAGGTGGTATCCAAGGCTCAGGTGTTGCTGGTGGACTAGCAAGTTTATCATCTCAGTTTGGAGCAAACCTAGGATTTGGCGCACAAATGGGTGCTTTGAGTGGTAGAATTACTTCACTTTCAGGACTACAAAGCACTCAACAAGCTCAATCTGGAATGTATAGTAACATAGCCAGCTTAGGTTTTGGTCTTAGTGGTGCTGCTATGAAATTTGCACCTACAATAGGTCAGTTTGGTGTTGATCAATTTGGTGCTTTGTCAGAAGACATGTTTAATTACGCATAGGGTAAAGAATGTCAACTCTTTTAACTCTTGAAGATAAAGTCTTCAATGAACTAGCTTTAATGGATGATACAGAGGCTGACCTTGAGAAGCCTTATGACCCTAGAAGTCAAGTAAACATCAACAAAGCTCAAGAAGTTTCTATAGCCACAGACATACCTGTTGATCAGGTAGAAGCTGAAGCTGCAGTTGGAAACAGTACTGCTGAGGTTGCAGCTTTACAACAAGGTATAAACTTTAGTTATGCAGCAGCTATAGAAAAAGCTTATGAAGATGGTCTCAGTGCAGAAGAGATGTCCGAAATAATTAAGGAGCGTACAGAAAAGGGTCAAGACATGACTCTTGGTGAGTACTCCTTGATACAACAGTTGATGCTAGACGATAATGGTGTCAACGGATACGCTGCTCGCACCCTGACAAACATGAAGACATGGAACGATCTTGTAGCAAAGGAGCTAGAAGAAAACGATCAGTCAGGAATATCTAAGATACTCTCATTTCTAGACGTTAATGTTCTAAGAGAGATAACAATAGGTGCTTTTGAGAACATAACATATAGATCTAACCGTGAAGGTAGAGATATAAGAAGTGCTTTCAATACTCTTGATCCTAACGAGTTCAAAGACTGGGCTAAAGAATATATAGAAGAACGTAAAAACGAAGGTATATTTTCTGAAGACAGTATTTGGAACCTATACAAAGCAGCCAATGACGCTACATATCTAGGTGATGACCCTATGGCAAACCTATGGGCTATCTTTGGTGTAGTAGACATAGCTACACTAGGGTCTACCAAGGCCGTATCATCCCCTCTGAAGTCTCTAGTAACTAAAGGAGCTAAGGAGTTTGCTGGTGAAGAGGGCACAACACTAAACAAAGTGTCTGCTCTAGCTAAAGTTAGAAAACCTGTAGACACTGTAGCAGTAGTAAAGGGTGATGAAGCTGCAGCAGAAGTAGCAGGTAAGTTAGTAGATGACACAGGCGCACAGACAGACGTAGTAAATGCAGGGCGAACACTACCAGAAGAGTTAGATCCTGTGTCAGGACCAGCAAGTAGACCTAACGGAGTTACATTTAGAGACTTTGTTAGAAAGAACGCTATCACTGAGTTCTTGGAAAGAGCTAATCGAAGCGGTAGTTTTGGTGAGTATGTGTCCAGAGAGACACTAGAAAGAGTTTCTCAGGAGACAGCAGCTAGAATATCGGCTAGTGTCAATGACGCAGTAGTAAACGTCAAGAGAACTAAGATCATTGACGAGGGTTCAGAGGACTACAAGGTAGTAGTTAGACTAGG